AGCTGCTACGATCCAATCGCAGCAGTAAGCGGTTATAAACCATGTACATCATGCGATGCCTGTAAGGAGCGGATTCGAGGTTTTAGTTTAGCGGGTATGGTAGATCCACTATATCAATAAGGGCAACCGGCGGGCACCAGGAAGCGAACTTATGCCCCCTGTGCTTAACGAGGGCCAAATTTTACAAACGTATTTTGAAAGGAGTCGTAATGGCAAAAGAAAAAGAATTAACGTGGGACGAACTAGCGGACATCTATAAAGAACAAACTGGTCGTCCAGCGCGTATGCATGCAATGGACTTTATTTGGAATTGGGCAATAGATCACACTGAGTTGTTCGAACTAACTAAAGATGGTGGTCTTATTAGGAAGGTTTCATAATGTCGCAACATATGAAAAGTAAGCCGAAGCACCCTTATCAAGAACGAGTACGGGACTTCGTAAAGAACAAAAACAAAGTAGGTTTTCTCGTCTTCTATGGAGGCGGGAAAACCTATCTTTCTCTACAGTGGATTGCGGATCGTCTTGAAGCTGGCGAAGACATGTTTCCGGCTATTGTGTTCTGTCCATCAAATCTTATTCCACAATGGGCAGAGCAGATTGGACAGCATACGCATTTTAGTTATTCGCGAGTTGAAGGTAGTGCGAAGCAGCGACTGAATGCACTACAAACTAAAGCGGATATCTATCTAATCAATTACGATGCATTGTCTGGCGCCATTTCAAAGACAAAGAAGAAACCAGGCATGAAAGTTAAGCGTTCTTTCATACCGTATCCAGTTTACGATTGTATTTGCCGAATACAGTATCAAACTGTTCTCGTTGATGAATCAACTGCGTTGAAGAATGATACGACAGCTCGATTTATGGCGATTCGAAAAGCAATGACGGATGTACCGCATAGAGCTATCTTGACTGGTGCAATGATTACAGAACATCCAGAAGAAGTATTTGCGCAGATGCTATTTTTAGATCAAGGTACAGCATTTGGCGCAGCGTTTTGGAGATTCAGACAAACGTTCTTTTCGCCTGGTCCTCCGTGGAAACCTTATGAGTGGACACTTAAACCAGGTGCGCGAGATATTATTACGCAACAACTAAATGCGAAATGCATTCGCGTGCGGAAGGAAGAGATTCTTAGTGAATTACCACCACAAGAATTCTTAACGGTGAATTTAGAAATGCCTGAGCCATTGCGAAAGCAATATGAAGAATTGAGAAAGGAGTTCAAGTTAACATTGCCGTCGGGCACAGCTTTCGAGACTCAATGGGCAATGGTGAAGTCGCGTAAACTTCACGAAATGTGTCAAGGCTTCGTATACATGCCGGATCCGAAAGATCCGCAGAATACAATTACGGAATTGCTGGATACGACGAAGTTAGATTGGTTTGAAGAAACCATTTCATCACTGCTGTTAAACGGACCACTATTAGTTTGGTCTAACTATACGGTGATTTGTTCGATGCTTAGTATCACGCTCGACAAATTAAAAATACCACATGCGAACTATTGGGGTAAGAATGATAAGGAATTAGAAAAGGAGGCATTTATAAACGGACAGAGAGACGTTATGATACTTAGCGAAGCAGCTGGGTATAGAGGTTTGAATTTGCAAAGAGCAAACCAAGCGGTACTATTTTGTATTGACTATAAAGTTGAATGGTTTACGAATCTATTAGATCGTTGTCATCGACTAGGTAGCGAGATACACGATAAAGTAACTTACCATATTGTGATGATGGATAAAACGATAGACGGTGTAGTCTATCAAGCTGTATGCGATAAACGCGATATGGCAACCGAGATACTTAATTACATTCGAGAAGCTTAAGTTAATTGAAAGGAATGAAATGATGGACAACGTAAAAACAGGTAAAGCAGTTGCAAAGGAAACACGTATCGGGCAGATTGAAATAACCGAACAACAGGTTGAGATATTCAATACGGTACTGGTCGAAGAGATTGCGAAAGATATAATTCGACGCAAGTTAAACCTATTTGACGTAGGCCCGAATGCGATTATAATTCCGAACTGGATGAACCAGTACGCCGAAGAATTAGCAAATAGCTATGTCGAGACATTAAAACATAATAACCAATAAACCATAGACCATAAACACTTAATTTGAAAGGAACGAAAATGGTTGCAAAAAATGAACAAAGTGAGGCATCTGAATCAAAAGATTTTTTAGAGACTTTAAAGAAACTTGCGGATCTGTTTGGTAATCCCAAAGGTACGTCTGCTCAAATTGCTCAGGAGAAAGCGAAGAAATCAATTAGCCAATTAATGCGGAAGCTTATTCAAGAGCACAATCTGGAACCGGCGCGAATAGTTACTCCGTTACCAGAGTATTGTACGCCTGAGTGGTTTGCCGCAGAGCAGTTAGTTGATAACGACGAGAACAAATATCGCGTCGTAAAAAGGTGGATGCTTATTACGGTACTCACGACCGATACGTCAATCGAGAAAATTGCTCGACTTGTCGATCGAACAACACTGTCTGATTTGCTTGTGGAGTTTGAGGATTTTCCGGGCATCGATGTAGTCCAATGGCTTATCGAAAATCGCTCGTCGCAAAAGGCGCTTCAGTATCTAACAGATGCGGAGGAGATACTTCTTGCGACGATTACACTTTTCCAAAAAGATCTTTTGGTACTTCGCAAGATATTGTTTCCGTATATCCCAAACGGTGCTCTATACCAGAAGTCGCTGCGTCTTTGGTGTTGTATACAAGTCTGCGAGAACTATAAAGACTTTGTACAAACATACGCGGATTCGTTTGAGACAACAACGATTATAGACTGATTAGAAAAATAATTAAATTTTCGATTGAACCTTTTTGAATTGGACCGTATAATAATATTTTTAACAGCACTAACAAGTACTGAAAGAAAGGAACGACTGATGGAAACATGCTACCGCATGGTATATATGCCAGAGCATCCAAAGGCAACGCTACTCGGATTTGTGGGCGTCCACATTCTCGAAGCGGAAAAAATGCTCGGACGGCCAATTCAAAAAGGGGAAATTGTTCATCACCGCAATTTCTTTAAGCTCGATAATACTCACGAGAACTTAAAGATTATGTCGCGTGAAGAACATCAACAGCTTCCAGAGAGACAGGCACAATTTTTAATCGATCATGGTCTCTTGGATACCTTTTTCAATTGGTGGCAAGAACATAAAAATGACGTCGATCAACTTAAAGAGCTTGAATACAAAATAGCGATTAAAGAAGAGAAGATGTTATACTACAGACAGAAGTGCTTAACAAAGCACGGCGAGGTTTTATGATGGAAATGGAAATGGAAACGGTACCAGTACCTATCTTAAAGAGTATTACAAATAGTAGTCGAACAACGTTTCTTGATTGTCCATACAAATTCTTTCTTGAATACATATTACGCTTATCACCAAAGACAGAACCAGATTATTTCATCTGGGGTGATTTAGTTCACCAGTATGCAGAAGGAATCGATAATGGACTTGACGAACTACTGATTCAAGCAATGATTGCAGATGGTTGTGAAGCCAAAGCGATTGCGAAGAATTGGCCAGCGAATCAAATCGAGAAGGTTGAATTGATGTGCAAAATACTGCCATCAGTATTTGCAGGTTGGCAACTTAAATGGCATGAGCAGAATAAGAAGTATGAACAAATCGGTGTTGAGAAAAAGTTCTCTTATATCTTACCGAACGGAACTTCATTCGAAGGCAAGATAGATAAAATTATCCGGGAAGTTGAAACTGGTGATGAATGGGTATGGGAACGGAAGACAGCACGATTAGTTGATGAACATTACCTAGCCGCAATTGAACTTGATGCACAACCAAAAGGTTATTGTCTTGCAGCGAAGAAGGTTTACGGTTTTAATGTCAAAGGTGTTATCTACGATATCTTTTTGAAACCACAGATAAGACAAAAACAATCTGAAACATTAGAACAGTTCTATGAGCGTCTTGGTGGTACGTATATCGTCGAACACCAAAAATACTTCGTACGATATGTCTTTAAGTTCAGCGACCAGAAGATTGATGAGTATGAAGCTGACTTAATACAAACCGTGCAGTATATGGAGTATTGTATTAGCGAGGGCATCTATTCGAAATATCATCCGAAACATCGTATGGGTGGTTGCACATATTTTCCGATATGTGTTTCGAATGACGGTCTTCAAGGCAGTGCGATGAAACGATTCGTTGCACGTACACCAGAAGAGATGCATCCAGAACTATTTGAGTTAAGTGAAATCGAGAATTGAGTTAAGTAAGAAAGGAACGAGTAAGTAATGGCGTTAGTTCAACAAGCATCTGAAATTATTGATGATCCAAAATCGTATCTGCATTTACTATTAGGCGATCCAGGAGTTGGTAAAACAACTTGGGCGTCGCAGATACCGGGTCATTATTTTGCAAAAGCCGAAATCGGTACGAAGGGTGTATCGGTCTTCGGTAGTCCAATTATTGAGTGGGAAGACTTTATCGAGATGTGTGCAGACCTTGTTATCGCGCAGGGTACAGGATGGAAAGATCAACGCGAAGTAACAACCGTTATTGTCGACACATACGAACAACTATTTGCAGCCGCTGCTAGATGGATCTGCAAGAACAGAACATTTCCAGAAAAGGGTGTTCCACAAAAGTTCGATAAACTCGAAGATGTTCCATTCGGAAAAGGTTATAAAGCAGTGAATGAGTTGATAATTGAAAAGATCAACAAATTGATGTTATACGGCTTCGGAGTAGTGTTGATATGCCATATGAAGGAACGTACCGTGAAATGGCGCGGACAAGAACTAAAAGCTGTTGGTCCAGACTTACCGCCATCTGCAGCAGATGCAATAACAGGGCTTGCGGATGCAGTAGGTTATTTTACAATCGATATGAAAGTGCAAAAGAACGCTCAAGGTCAAGTCGAAAGTTCAGAAGAGGGTCGATTCAGTATTTGGCAACCGCAGTTCCTAACACCAACTAAACATCGAATACCAGGCTTTCCAGATCGTCTTTTATTGAATTACGAAACGATGTATGCAGACTACTGTAAAGCGTTTACAGCAGCTGCTCAAGCAGCTATACTCGCGTCTAAGAACAGATAGTAGAACGACAAGTAACTATTCAATCGAGCATTTATACAAACTCATACAGTATTATCCAAGTAGCAAAACTAATAACAATTACAGACAGTTACAATTACCTAAAGGAAAAATCGTATGAGTACAGAACAAGAACAAATGCAGAATGACGTATTAGCGGATTTAGCAGCACAGTATGGTGAAGGCGGTCTTGGTGATGTTGCAGCAAAGCCAGATGCCAATTCGATTCCAAAATGTACTGCTATTGTGAAAGCAACGAATGCATACTTGAATCGTTCGCAGAAGGGTCGTAAACAGTTGACGATGGTTGTCGAAATACTGTCGTGCGATCTTCCAGAGAATTATGTTGGTACCACGTTCTTTAAGAACTGGGGTCTTGAAACTGAGACCAATTTGCAGTGGTTGTACGGTGATCTTGCATCACTCGAAATTGCAACTCCAAAGTCGCCAGCTGATTTAATCAAGGTTGCAAATCTGCTTCAGCAGATTCCAGCGTTCAAAGTATCATTCGTACCGAACGTTGATCCGCAGTACGGTCCAAATATGTATATCAACAAGGGCGCGTTGAGTGTCGATATCGGTATCAGTACTGCCGGTAATGCCGCTTCAAGTGCTGCTCCAAAGAAGTCAGCATTCTAAGTAGTTTACGCAAACATGCCAATTGAATAGTTTACGGTTCTTAGGCCGTTCATAGCAGGGCAGGTAAGTTTTGAGTCGTTCCTTTACTTACCTGCCATTTCTTTTTGAATGAAAGGATAAATAACCAAGATGCATATATTAACAGTTAAAGATACCTTTGACGCAGCACACAAGTTACCGGGTTATGACGGAGCATGTGTAAATCTGCACGGTCATACGTGGCATATTGAATTCCGTGTTATGTGTCCCGCACTTAACGAACTACAGATGGGTATGGATTTCAAGACATTGAAACTTGTACTCAAACAAGTTCTCTCCGCATTTGACCATCACTATATAAACGATGAACTCGATATGCCGACTGCAGAGAATATTGGCCGGCTTATCTTCTTACGGATGGAAGAATATCTTCGCAGTGAAGAAGGTATCATACCGTACAGCTGCTCGGTTTGGGAAACAGAAGATTGTTGTGCAACTTATTATAAGGACTTTGAAAATGCCGAAATCTCTAAAGCAGAAATGTAAAGAATGTTGCGATAAGGAAACACTTCGCGTAGTAAGTATCTTTCACAGTATTGACGGCGAAGTAAATGGTTTCGAAGGAGCTGGCCGTTTAGCAACATTCGTACGTCTTGCCGGATGCAACTTATGTTGTAGTTGGTGTGATACGGATTATGCTCAGCCATACAATAGTGGAGAACTATTTACGGTTTCGCAAGTCTTACATCTAATTAAAGATGACAAGGTTACAATCACTGGTGGCGAACCACTGCTTCAAGCACAGGGGGTACAACTGCTAGTTACCCAGTTGCTAGAGCGTTCTGATGCAATGCGTATCACAATCGAAACGAACGGAACGCAAGTCCCGCCGGCAGCCCTTCGTTGGCCAGCCAGTGTATCGATTGTCTACGACTACAAACTACCGAGTGCAAAATTAGCGGATTATAGATTTGCTGTTGAACCAGGCCAGTTGCGGACTAACGACGTCGTAAAGTTCGTTTGCGCAGATGGTAATGATTATCGTAGGGCATTGGATGTCGCGCACGAGATTACTCACGCACCAGACTATGCGCAAGATACAATCGAAGGTAATGTACTATTCGCATTCAGTCCAGCTGGTCCAATCAACTCAGTAGGCAACTTAAGCGATTGGGCAAAACAACTAGCAGAGAAGCTTATCGAGGACAATAGAACACCCGGTATATTGCCGGTTCGTACAATGTTTTCTTTACAATTGCACAAATTATTATGGCCCGAGTATGTGGGTACTTCAATTGAGAGATGATTTACAATGCAGAATGAAGAAGAAGCAATTCCACCAGTATGGAAAGAGGCAACAGACTTAGCTACACTATTACATGGACTTGGCGAAGACCTTAACAGAGAAGGACTTCAAGATACACCTCGCCGTTTTGTTAAAGCATGGCAGGAGTTACTCGAAGGTTATACAATGGTACCGGAAGATTTGTTAAAGACTAGCTTTGAAGCTGAAGGCGAAGGATTGCAAATATGCAAGCACATCCATTTCGTAAGTATCTGCGAACATCATATGCTACCATTTGCCGGGTATTGTCACGTTGGCTATATACCGAACAAACGCGTAATCGGACTTTCGAAGTTACCGAGACTCGTGGACTGTTTCGCTCGACGACTACAAATACAAGAACGAATGGTCCAACAGGTTTGCGACACGCTAAGAGACGTACTCGAACCAAAAGGAATTTTCGTAATGGCAGAAGCTAAGCACTTCTGTTGTCACGGCCGAGGAGTTAAACGCGATCGTATGACATTTATGACGACTGCGAAGTATGGCGATATCGATATGCAAGAGTTCCAGATGTTGCTACAGAACTCGAATAATTCAAATGACTAACAATCACTATCCTTTCTTAATTAAGTGGCTAGGACGGGCACAGGGAGCTAACAGATCAAATATAGCCCCCTGTGCTTCCTACCGCGCTTGAGGATTGCAATGCAGACTATTACAGAACATTTAAGAGAAGGTTTATATCGTAAAGCTGGTTTAGTTAACTCTGAACCAGCTTCTTCTATGTCTGTACCACAGCTAAGCGAATTACGCGAACTATGCTGGTCAACAGAATTTGAAATGTTAATGAGAAATCGAATGATAATGGGTGCGTTTAGATATGGACCATTACGACATCAAAAGAAAGGAGGTTTCGATATTATACCGTCTATACATAAACGATTAGCTATGTATGTCGAGACGGGCAATTTAGAACACTTAGTAGATTGCGCAAATTTATGTCTAATCGAGTTTGAGAAAAGCGTCCATCCGAAAAAGCACTTTGCGAGTATAGACGATGGACACCATACAGAGAGAAAGGAATAGTAATGGATCAACAAGAAGCAGAGCAAGAACGTATTATCGAGTTATTGATAATGACTGGACGTACGGGAATCGAGCCGTTAATCGAACATCTAAAATTGCGGGGTTTCTTTACCGCACCAGCATCAACAAAGTGGCACGGTTGTTATAAGGGTGGATTGGCACATCATTCGTTGGGCGTATACAATCTCGTATATCGAATGAATGCAACGTACAATCTTATGTGTCCAGAAGAGACAATGATTATCGCGGCACTGTTACACGATGTATGTAAAATAGGTGCGTACATAAGTCCAACCGGCAATCCGCCGTATTCGTTTAATCGATTGCAGCCTAAAGGTCATGGCGTGTTATCAGTCACCAGATTAAAAGAGTTTATATCGTTAACAGACCTTGAAGAGATGATGATTAAGTACCATATGGGTATATACGGTTCAACGGCATTCGAACCAGATAAAGGTGAATACGAGATTCGTGGCGGAGGATTAGCGAATGCGTGGTTTCATAATCCGATCGTGAAGGTAATGTACTTTTGCGACGAACTAGCAACACTGCAAGAGAAAGCAGAGGAACAGAATGATTAAAGTAACTTTTCATAACGAAAGCCATTTGATAATTTCGGAAGCAACTTATTGGTATTGGGGTGGGAATAGTTCAAGTGTTCCGGCAAGATTTGGAATGAAGTTTAAAAAGATGGTGACGCAAAAACGATTTCTTCGTAAACCGATACAGATAACAATTGAAGAGGAACAGGTACTTATGTTTATCGAAGCAACAACAATTCAGTCAATTGAATTTGTGCGCGCACCGAAAGTAGCTGCAATCGCAGATGGTTCAATAGCGGCCGGTACAATGGTGGATATAGTTGAATGAAACTATGCTTAATTACTCCTACGGGAGATATACAGTTAACAAATGAACTTAGCGGACGTTTTTGCCTAGCGAATATCTTTATGCGCGCCAGAGAATATCGCGAATATTTCATAAAGGAAAATCAGTCAGGTCGACAGATTATCTTTGACAATGGCGTATTCGAAGATGATTGTCTTTCTGACGCATTGCTGATCGAACAAATGAAGTTCTTTAGCGATCCAAAGAATGTGATACTTATTGCACCGGATAAGATAGGTGCACCCGGCAAAGAGAATATTGCAAAAGCATTAGCGTTTACGGATTTGTTAAATATGGAATCTACATTTTGTCCGCAGATAATGTATGTACCACAATGTCCGCGTAAAGGTACAACAGACTTCTTAGACCAGATGTCATTTCTGTTAAGAGAGAAGCACCCATTTAAAGCGATTGGCTTTTGTCGTGACACACTTTATAATGCCTTCGGACATCTTTCACATACAGATGATCAAGAGTTAAATCGATACTGGTTTTCAGTATATCTACAAGAACATCAGCCAAGCATCTTTGAAAATCTGCGTAAGAAGTTCTATATACACTTTCTTGGTCTTGGTGATCGGTTAGATTTGCTAAAATACTATTGGTGGGCTGACTCCGTTGATACAGCGAACATCTGTTGGCGAACAATGGATCATCAAGTACTTATGCCGGACGGTCATTGGCAACTTGAAGATCCAGATCGCAGTTTGCAAATGCGAGTCAATCGACCGTACAACTATTTTGAACTCGGAAAGTCTTTAAGTGATACCGGAGATTTGATGCGACGGAACTGTCGGACAGTTGAAAGTATCTTAGTCGACGTAGCGAAGATGAAATCGCGAATGACTGGTGGACGTATATAGTAAGTAAGAGATAAGGAGCATATAATGGCACTTGCAGATTACAAAGATCTATGCGAGTATCCAATTGAGAAAATAGGGCAGAGCAATCTGCCCTGTTCTCTGGATACAGAAACGCTTGGAACGACAAAGGAAATGAACATTCCTTTCTACTTCTCTTGGGCTGCGAATGACTTGGGTAGTGGAGCTGGTCCAGTTCATACTCCAGAAGGTTATGCATTCTTGTGCGAGTTAGTCCATAGTGGAAGACCATTGATCTTTCACAATGCGAAGTTTGATATCAGTGCATTAGAACATTTAGGTTTGTACGTTAACGAGAATAGATTTCACGATACGACGTTAATGTTGATGTTATGTTATGAACACGATTTTAACTCATTCGCATTGAAACCAAATGCAGCGAGGTATCTAAACCATAAGCGAGTTGAAGCACCAGAGATCAAGAAGTTCTTTAAGAACGACCAGCCAAACAATAATCTACCTCAGCACATCTTACATCCATATGCACAATGGGATGCGGAAGATACTTTAGGTATGTACGAGTACTGCTTAGAATGGATGCAGAAACAAAGTACGAATGATGAGTTGTGGAACATATATAAGAATGTGGAACTACCAGCGGTCATTTGCTATAAGGAGATTGACCAACGTGGAGTATGTTGCGACATTGAGAATGTACAAAAGACGCATGATACGAATGTTGAGATGTTGGCTCCATTACTGGAAGAATTGCAACGAGTATTTGAAGAGCCTTCTTTGAATCCAAGATCACCTCAGCAACTGAGTCGTACATTGTCAAAACATTTTAGGTTGACAAAAACGACTAAGACTGGTTTTAGTACGGGTAAGGAAGTACTCGAAGAACTTAACTACGATGATCGTATTAAGACCTTGCTAGCGTATAAGGCATTCGAGAAATCAAGAGCAACACTCGCTGGCTATATGAAGCTGGAGCGTAATGGAAGATTGTATCCGGACTATCGCCAAACAACTACGACAGGACGTAGTGCGTGCGAGAAACCGAATCTAATGAACATACCGAAGCAACGAGGACGTATTAGTGAACTTGAAATCGGTAATAAGGAACTCGCTGAAAAGTGTGCTCAGGCATTCAAACAAGTGAGAGCAACATTTAAAGCATCTCCAGGTGCACTGTTTTTTGGACCTGACTATAAGCAAGCTGAGTACAGAGCATTCGCTCACTATAGTGGATCACAAAGATTGATTGATGCATTGATAGCGGGTGAAGACTTTCACAAGATGGTTTGTAGGATGGTGTTCGGAACATATGATGAACGACAAAGGCATATCATCAAGATTGTGAACTACGGATTGATTTATGGTATGGGTGATGAATTACTAAAGCAGCATATCAAGAAGGACTGCGATGAACCAGCAGAAGTATTAAAACGATATGAACGCATGTTACCGGAGATGAGATATACTCAACACGCAATTAAAGATACGGCTAAACGAAGAGGTTACGTACAAGATGTGTTTGGAAGACACTACCGTTACCTAGTCGAAAGGCCGCATGCGATTGTAAGTTGGTTATGTCAAGGTACGGTAGCGAATATTAAGAAGATTGCACTTAATCGTACGCGTAATGTATTACGAAACGAAGGCGCTCGTTCAGGCATCGTAATGGACATTCATGACCAATTGGTCTTTGATATGTATCCAGAAGATGCGAAACTCGTTTACGAGATCAAACGACAGATGGAAGACTTTGATGGGTTTAGTGGTATACCGATCATTACGGATACGGCATGCGGACCAGACTTATTACAACAAAGCGATTTGTCAATTGACGAAGTATACGAGAACATAACGGCAGGTAAAATGATTCACGAGAATATTAAACATTAAACATTCACTATATGAAGAAAGGAAGTAAGCAGATGGGAGCACAAAGAACGTACATCAGAGCATCATTAAGAGGCGCAGGCGTTGAAGCAAAGAATTTAAAAGATTGGACTGGTAGTACTCGACGGATGTTGAAGAATCCGAAGATCAGCATAAAGATTATCGTAACACCAAAGAAGAAGCAGAAAAAATAGTCTATCGTATAATATGATACAATTGAGAAAGGATGGATTCGATGCGAACAATGATTTTATCTGGAGGTGGTATTAAAAGCGCTTTTTTGACATCTATGGCGCGAAAGGAAGGACCCGATGTTACATTACTATTCTTTGACTACGGTCAAGTATCGGCGGCAGTTGAATGGCGAGCGACGCAAGAGTTAGCACGCTACTACGAATGTACGGCAATACGTTATTCGTGCTCAAGTCCATTACAACCTAGCGACAGTTTACACTTTACACTCTCGTTATTGAATTGGGCTTTACCAATTGCGAGACAGATCGGATGTACGCTTATCTATCACGGCTTGTGTAGAGACGATTGGATGAAGATTCGCGTACTTCAAACAGAAGCAGGTACAGAGAACTTTATGACCTGTCTTAAATCGCTGTTCGGTACAATACAGATAACGCAATCAACGATTGGTGAACATATACCGGCAACGGAGGTAGAATTTCCGCTATATCGGTTACATTTATGGCAGGTACTATTACTTGGTAAGCCGTGGTACATACCGTGGCAGTATACGCATAGTTGTGTGCATGCGATTCCAGATCAGGTGCAGTCAATTTGTTGTACAAAGTGTTCCGAACGGAAGAGAGCATTCCAATATCAGCATCTAACTGATCCAGGTCAATCGATTGCATCGCAGATAGCATTCGCAGTTGACTTAGCGGATGCGATTAGAGCGGGAGAGGAGGCTGACGGTGATACAGCGAATCTTTTCGATTGACCCATCGGTGAATAGTTGCGGTTGGGCGCTATTCGAAAACGAGGATTTACTCGAATCAGGAACGATTAAATCGTTGCGGGATGCACCCGAACATGCATACGATGACCGCGTTGAATGGATGCTTCTAGAGCTCGATAAAGTACTACTCGACATCAACTTCTTTACCGATAGTGATACGATTGCAAAGCACGTCGTAATCGAGAAGCCGTGTCAATGGGGTGCTTATAAAAGTACCGCATCTCAGCACAGCGGGAGTTTACAAGTACTTACTTTATTAGTTGGTGCGATGTTCGGACATTTCTTAGGATTTTGCAATACAAAAGTTACACTCATACCTGTGTCACAATGGAAGGGACAACTTAAAAAAGAGATTACTCAGAAACGAATGGAGACAAAGTATTTAAAAAGATTCCATACAAATGACGAAGCAGATGCAGTTGGTATCGGTGATTACTATTATAAGAATATCCAAAAATATATAGAAGGGAATGAAAGGCATGAGTAAAAAGCTTGCAAGTTGTACAGCTCAGTGTTTTGATGCTTCGTCGCATTGTCTTATTACGGATTCGCGGAATTCGCCTATGTCGTCTATTTGTGTCATCGGTAAATGTCCCGGTAAGTATGAACTCATACACGGGCATCTATTTGTTGGTCCGAGTGGACGGAAGTTATCGGAGGGTTTAATCAGTGCTGGTTTACTACGTTCGGACTGTTGGTTAACGAACTTAGTCAAATGTAATCCAGCAGAGAAACGATTGACGCGAGACGTATTTCTAACATGTACGAAGATGCATCTGCTAAATGAATTGAAGCAGTTGCCGCGACTGAAACTTATTATTGCGTTGGGTTTACAACCAGTCCAATATTTTGTTCCGTCGTTGCCATTAGCCGTTAACGCAATGGATTCACTCCACGGTTCAATACATTCGATCACGTGGGAAGGTTTATCGGTTGATATGTTTATTACATATCCACCTTCACAAGCATTAGTTAATCCGCCGGTCAATGATGCATTCACAGCGGACATGAAATTGTTGAAGGAGTATTTAAAGCATGAACACCTTAACGGATAACAAAACGTTTTATGAGATACCGGAATTTCCCGACTATTGCATTACGCGTGACGGACAAGTATGGTCAACAAAACTAGCAAAACCTCGACGATTACGTCCACAGAACAGCTCCGGATATCCGATGGTTACACTATGCCGGAAAGGACAAATCTTCTACCGGACAATTCATCGATTACTATTAGAAGTGTTTGTGGGTCCTTGCCCCGAAGGGATGCTATGTTGCCACAAAGATATGGATAAGACAAACTTGGCCCTTAACAACTTACGTTGGGATACACCACTTGCAAATCGCCAAGACGAACTTGATCGCGGTTATGTGCGATACTACGCCAAAAGACTCAATTGGACTCAGGTACACGTCATTAAATATCTTTTAGCAGATCGTACATATACCCGACAAGAACTGGCGACTTTATTCCGCGTATCGAATGAAGTAATTTATCGAATAGAATCCGGGCAAGCCTGGAAGGAGACCGGATGAATACATTGGCGAAGTGGGCCTACGCAACATTTGCCGGTAGGCGAAATACGTATGCCGTTCAAAAGGCTAAGGAACTTGAAATCGAGTATACTAGGGTCTCTGGTAAACAGTTGACTCATCTTGATTACCTGAATCATTTGAACGGTACTCAAGTACTCGGTATTTATCCAGCTCTTGAAAACAATACAACGTGTTTCGCGGCAATCGACATTGACGACCCAAAGTTTGAAATTGCAAAAGAAGTTAGTCTATTATTACCTCAACCGAATTATATCGAAAGGAGTAGAACAGGTAACCACCACGTATGGATGTTCTTTCGCGATCCGATACTGATTGACGACTTAGCAATAGCTTGTCAGACGGGATTAGATCTCGCACGTAAACGCGTAAGTGATCATTGCGGCTTATATCCATTGCCACTACGGTTGGCACAGGACGGACGTTATCAGGATTCAGTTGGCGTATGTATTGCGTTGCCTTTGCAAGGCCAATTGTTGGCAGCGAATAAGACAGTCTTCTATACTAACGATGAACAACCGATTGATATTCACTCGCTACCTGATCACATTCAGTTCATACCGACAACTGGATTCTATGAATTCTTGCAGAATACTAAAAGTATCACGCGGTCAGTTGATAGTGATATCTTAAAGGATCCATTCATCTATCGTTTGTGGATTGGTATCGGTAAGACAACAGGTGACTTAAGTGCTAGTGGATATGACTTTTCATTTGCGAAAGCATTAGCTGTTAAAGGTTTCTTATACGAAGAGATTTATCAACATCTTCGTAAGCGACCTAACGTGCATAAGCTTGATGAAGCATATCTTGAGAAGACAGTTAAACAAGCTCAAGAAGCTGCTGTGACTTATACGACCGAGACTAAGCATAAGAATACAGCTGCACGTGAACGCGATGAGAAGCAGACTAAGAAACGTAAAACGAAAGGTAAAAGTGAACACAGTGATAACTTTCATAGAACTGAGCGAGAGGAACCAGTCGTTAAATCAATCTATGACGACTTGCGTCCCATTACTCGTGCAGATTTCTACGAAGCAACTAAATGCGAGTATATATTTGAGAAACCTCAAATCCAGCAGCTTGATGTCTTCTTCGGAACCATTATCGCTAACCTTAAGATGTCCGGCAGACCGGTATGGTTATTGATGATCGGACCTCCAGGTAGTGGTAAGACATTACCAATGACGGCGGTACAGAATTCACCTCACGTTTATACAGTTTCATCTTTTAAGCCAACTGCGCTCATTAGTGGTTGGGGACTTAAAGGAAGTGAGGATATGAGTCTTATACCTAAGTTAGATGGCAAGATACTTATGGTGAAGGATATGAGTTCAGTACTATCTCAGAATCGTGAAGTTGTTGCGGAGATATTAGGACTGCTGCGAGATGCATATGATGGTTCGTGTGGTAAGGCATACGGTACAGGTGTTGAGAAGTTATATGAAAGCTCCTTTGGTTTCATAGGTGCGACTACTCCGGATATCGATTCTAATTGGAGTCTTAATGTTAGATTAGGTGAACGGTTTATTCGTTATCGAATTAAGAGTACGTTAGATCACGTATATCATAAAATCGATAAAGCATTAGAAACGTTATTCGAAGAACCGAAAGCTGAAGGTGTCTTAGAAGAAGCTGCTCTATCGCTTATGAAACATCTAATGCGTGAAGGCGGACAAGTACCGAAGTTATCTATGCCGAAACAGATTGGTCGACTAGCACAACTAGGTGCGATACTGCGAACCGGTGTATCTCGCAACTCATTTAACAATCACATCTTAGTTATACCTGAATGGGAAGAAGCAACAAGGTATGCGAAGCAGTTAGCCAAGATGGCAGTTTCACTCGCTTATATCCGGGATAAGCCAGCTAACGATGAAGAAGAGTTTGAAGATTTACGAGCAATCGTTAGAGACAGTTTAGATGCTCGAGTTGAACGCATCTGTCAAGCGATTATATCTTATCCGAACAGCGATAGTACAGCTATTGCTCAACGGATTGGATTACCAGATTGGACTGTTAGACAAATCTTACAAGACTTAGAAATCTCTCGTATTCTATTAGGTAGTAAAAATGGTCTCATTATCGAATGGGATTTTGTACCGTGGTTAAAAGGTCAAATAGAACAATTTAAATTGTGGGTTCCACAAGAAAGGACAAGTACCGTATGATACCAGTTGATTGGTTGCTAATCCAGCAAGGTTGTAAGCATCTCGCAGACAAGATACCAAATACTGTTCCGCGAGATAGTAACGGACAATACCATCTATGGGGTATACCAAGAGCGGGTATGATTGTTGCGACAACGTTGCATCACTACTTACCAGAATGTCAGATACATTATATGCAAACAAGACCGCGTATTAAGAACTTAATCGTGGTTGATGAAATCGCGGATACCGGTGCGACATTTCTAAAATTGGTGCACGGGACGCTACTACGTGATTTCTACTATGTAACAGTCTTTAAACGTTATACATGTCCGCTCGTATGTAGTCCTGATCTATTCTATCTACCCGTAGAACATAATGACTATCTTTTAATGCCGTGGGAACAGGATACCAAACGATGATAATGAAACGCAAAGAAGTAATCTTCAATGAAGCGCAGGCAAAGGGTCTAATCGTTAGCATCAATATGACGAAAGAAGAGATAATGGACCAACTTGCTATCGCGAACGCAAGAGAAACAATAGGTCCAAACGGTGTTCGTCCACCACTCGATCAATATCATATTATGCTAGCCAAACCAATAATGGATTTAAAGGAATCCGAGTTTGAACACGTCATACATTCAACAGAGCACGTAGCAGAGATTAAGTATGACGGCTGCAGATGCAAATGGCATATCGGAGAAGGCGAGAATCGATTAGACTCAAGGCATCGAGCAACAAGCGATTATCGCTTCCACGAAGTATCAGACAACTTTCCACATCTGCGCGATTGCCGACTTGATCGCTTAGCAGGCACAATCTTTGATGGTGAGATACTAATGGACGTACCAGGTATTACTCTTAATAAGACGAGAACGAAAGGAACGTTGACATCAACAGTTGCAGTCTTCAATAGTCTTCCAGAACGCGCAGTCGAAATACAAAGGGCAGCTGGTTGGGCCAAGTTTGTTATCTTCGACATATTGAAATTGTGCGGACAGGATATGCGCGTATTCAGTTTCGCAGAACGTCGCCAAGCGATTATTCAGATATTGCTGCAAGCAACTGAAGATGGTCGACAAATCGGTGAACCGTTACAACCGTTCAATACGCTAGTTCAAGCATCGCAGATCTTTCGGTTAAACGATTCACGTAATGCATTTGACTTGCATACCGATTCATTCGCGGCTGTCTATGCCTTAGCATTAGCTAACAAGTGTGAAGGTGCAATGATCAAATCGTTACGTTGGCCTTATCAACCTGACAAGCGTACCAAAGCAATGTACAAATGGAAGGAAGCGGATACGATCAGCGGTTTCATTGCGGGATCAAGACCAGGTACAGGTAAGAACGAAACACTGTTTGGCTCACTCGTTATTCACGTATTCGATGCTCAAGGTAACCAACACGAACTATGTTCGGTTATTCCAGGTACTGACGCGATGAGATTACAGCTTGCTGGACCAGACGGATTAGTTAGTGACGCCTACGTGGGACAAGTAGTTGACCTAACGTTTCAACAATGGACGAAGTTTAAGAAACTGCGTCACGCGGTCATTGCAAAATGGCGACCTGATCTTAGTATGCACGATTGCAAGCTGCCGCTCGAGATTGACGAGAGTGCACAAAATATGGTAGATAACAGATATTAACTCATACAGAAAGGATACAAATGACAATACACAAACAAATTTTATCGTTCGGTGTTAACTACTATACGTTACCAGGATGCGTCGAACTACTGAGTGTTATCGAACAACACAATAAAATAGTTCTTTACTATCTTGTAGACACCGAGGTATTGGACGCCTACGTGCGAATAGATATATTTGCAACAGGGTCAGACGTACCTTTTGCTTATCCGCAGCAACGACACTTTCTTGGCACAGTCAAGTTAGATGGCGGAAGTCTCGTATACCACATTTTTCATAACCATTAATGGGAGATGCAATGTCAGTCAGAATTCAGAAAGATGAACTTGAGTTATTACACGAACACCTACAGAATACCAAGAAGACGCGAAGAGCATTGCAGCATGGTGCGCATGTACCAGATACAAAGAAGCTACAGAAGTATCTCGCGGGTGAAGAGAAGTTTATGAAACGTATGATTAGACTCATACACAGTTACAAATACATATCAACCGAGTACTATAAATTGAAGAAGGAGTTAAGACGTGAACAACGGCGGACCACTAAACGATAAGCATTTGGACGCCGGTATTGTCGATATAGAGGATGCAGACTTCTTTGGTATAGACGTACCAGAGAGCACCGTAGAAGCACAGGGGGTACAGCCATCAGTAGATATGCCCCCTGTGCTTTTACCGCCTCCAAAACATAACGACACAGCGGATTCACTTGCGAAACAATTTGCTGCCCTTCACCCAGACACGATTCCATTAACCATTAACGAACTTACGACAGAGTATAACAAGCCGGGTTGGATACTCGAATTGCTATCGCGCATATATCTCTTCAAGCATACGAAGGAGAGTTTCGAGTTAGGCAAATGGTGCGAGACATATTCACGTATGCGTCATCCAGAGTATCCGCAATTGCAGTTTAATGATGTACCGCTTATGCGAGGCGAACTATTAGCAATGCGCGTACGATTACGCCATATGCGAATGACACGCCCAATGCCGAAAGAAGTACATCGGATAATGACAAACTTAAGTCAGGCTGTAGCGGCGGGACAGGACGGCGGTTCGCTTTATCTATCGGCAGATCTATTATCCGGTTGCACGATAAGTCATGTGAACAAGTTGATGAGAGCAGTCTTACTCCGTTGCGTATGCTACTGCTGCAGCTATTTGTTAATCTGGGAAATGGGTGAAGAGACGTTACCGTATGAAAGAACGCTAGACGATCATCGAAAGGAGATAGGTATCTATAGTAAGATACTACAAGCTAATCCAGATAAGATGAAAGAATTTAAAAGGATTTAATAGAAAGGTAGGAAAGCATTATGTTAGTGCTAAGCAGGATGAAGGATCAAAGTATTATCGTAGGCGATGATGTTGAGATTACTATCGTGGATGTACGTGGTGATAAAGTACGGTTAGGTATTACCGCACCCAAGACCGTTAGTGTACACCGGAAAGAAATTTACGAGGCTATACAGATGGAAAAGAAAGGAAGCAAAGAAGTATGAAGCATGTTATTAATTGGTCAAGGGTAGCACACTTACTAGGTGGGATGGTTGGTGGGATAATAATCGGCGGAATTGCGCTATGGATCGTCTCGATGCTAGGCGGTTGCTCGACGAAGATAACGTACGGTGATTTTACCTATGAGAAACCGTTACTATCGAGCCAAGAGATTGATCACTTAGAAGTGTATATCGATCCGAATACAGGCGCTGTTACGAAACTGGTTATGGATGGTCAGAAAAGCGATGCTCAAGCAGCTTTGAAGCTAGCGGATACGTTAGTTAAAGGTGGAGCCGGAGCTGGAGTAGTAGTTGGCGGAGGTATATAATGCCGGACTATGAAAAACAGCAGCACAGAAACATTGTGATGTTGGCGATATGTCTTGTGATACTATGCTCGACATGGATAGTTAAGGCCGCGTTAGAAGCAAATGTATTCGTGCTGGAACGATTGTGCGCGAAGTATGATTTCAATGAAGACAATGAGATCAATATGAAAGACTTCGCAATGTTCGCTGAGGCATATTCGGAGTTCGCAGCGATTAAGAAAGAGATGCACGATGCGCAACATCCACAACTGATTGTAAATCCGAATGCGACTGATGTAAAGGAATACGGAGTAGACTTTAACGATCCGTGTTTCGTAACATATTATCTAACATACAAGGATGAAAGGAGTATTGACGTCAATGACTGAGTTAAAACAAGCGTTAATTAACCAAGGTAACAGTCCAGCTCAAGCTGATGACTTAATTGAAGAGATGCGTGAGCAAGTTGGTGATGGATATGATCCAGCAGACGTATTACTGGATAATGGACTCGAACCAGATTACATTGAAGACTTATTGAGTTAGTGAAGTTAGTGAAGTTAGTGAAGTTAGTGAAGTTAGTGTAAATGAATAGACTACCGGTACATATACAAATTGATACATAGCCAGCAACTAAGAAAGGACCGTTGAACTTATGCTCTTCAGACACGAGGATGTGAAATTTGACTTTGGTTACTATATGTGTTGTATGTAAATGATGTGTTAATGCGTCGTATAGTGCAGTATGATGTGTAGGTGTGTTGCCTACATCCGTACCGGTAGTCTATTTTATTGAGAAAGAAAGGAACAACGTATGAATAATTTACCAGAGAACATTAAAAGTACTTTAGATATGTATGTTAGCCATAGAATACCGACAGGCGATTTTTTGTACGCAGTTTTGACAAATGACTTATTTGCTGCACTAAGTCGAGCAGATGATCTCAATCGCTATCGGTTGTACGAAATCTGCAACTACATATATAACAGTATACCATTTAATTGTTGGGGTAGTAAAGAAACCGTGAATGCGTGGTTAGCATCGAAAGGATAGGGAGTATGATTAACATAGCGGATCTTAAGGAAGAGGATAAAGGTAGGTGGGTTGAGTTCTCGTGTTCTTATTATACTGAAAGAGGACGTATCAAAAGTTGGAATGGTCATTGGATTTTTGTAGTTTACTATTGTGCGAATGAATGGGATCGATACGAGGCTTTTATAGGTGTTGCATCAGATCCTGAAGACTTAAGTTTTATGTGTGGAGGATAGGCTCATGAGTCAGTGTAACTATTGCTCGTTTCGAGATATTAAACGACATGCTAAAGAGAAAGGAATGCAAGTAATCGTGCAGACAGGATGGCGAGACGGATTGGATATATTCGTTGTGCCAATGTACGTAAAGAAGAGTGATGCGAAGAAATGGCGCGATGTCTCTGACGATGAACCAAACGGTGGTCCGGAGAGACAAAAGTACTTAGTTATGTGGTGCATGTCGATACCAGAAAGGTGCGAGTGCTAATATATGCCGGAGAATGATTACAATGAATATCAGGAGCATAAGGAACCAAGACGTAAGTTCGTTCCGATATGCGAATGTGGTGAACGACAAGGTGAAGTACAGTGTTGTGATTGCAAGAATTGGTATTGTGAAAGTTGTGCAGACGAAGATGGCACGGAGTTAGTAGGAGGTAAGTATAAGTGCCAAGCATGTGTTGATGCTCAAATTGAGAATCATGAAATAGAACAGAGAATAAGAGATAATGGAGGCTATGAAGAATGAGTAAAGGTAAACTAAGCGAACGAGCACAAGCGAAGCATAAGAAAGCGCACGGTAGTCTTATATCGCGTATGGCACAAGAAAAAGCGAAGAAGCCGTTCAATTGTATTAAATGCGGCAAGCCAGTCAGTGGTAATATTTGTGTGCCGTGTTTCGAAGAAAGTATCAGAGATAGTATTAAGAAAGAAAGGATTAAGAGACAAGTATCGTTCAGCAACTTTATTGGAACAATAGAGCGTCGCTTTACGGAATATGAAGCGTTGATGAAATTGGATTGCGAACAGTTGATTAAGGAGTATGGACGCGGATGGTTGTTGAGCGAGTTGCGAAGTGAATGGCGCAGCGGCGAAATATTGAGTGCCGAAGACTATCGCACGCTTGAACGCATATTGGACTTAGACAGTGGATACTTTAAGAAGACCGAGATTCGAAAGGAGATAACGAAGCAGCTACCGAAACGCAATAAACTAGTTAAGTGGTAAGTAAGTAAGTAAGTATGTATTGGAGGTTTGATAATGATGGACCAACAAGAAATGTTGCGTGAAGTATGGTACTACTATCAGGAGCATCGAAGTCAGTATTGGGATATGATGTGCGATATCGAAGATCGATTGGCCGTATTAGCTACTGGTCGTGAGACAATTGTCGTAACGAGTATCGATGTCAATCAACAATTAAATCGTGAGTATAGTGCGGGCAAGCGAAGTAAGTATGCGTATGGCGAATTGCCTGCGAACTGGACCGAGCTTACAGGGCTGTATGCATAGCTGTAGGCGTATACAGCCGTTAAGTGGCGGTATATGAAAATTTGGGTATATGGGAGGAAGCACCTATATATGTATATACGGAAAATACGTATAATCCATAGCATCCAGATTATATCTATTATATATAAATATAACTATATAACCTCTATTATATTATTAGTTAAATAGTAGTATAGAAAGAGGCTTAGAGGCTTTGTAAGGTGTAGGTTATAAGTATATAATAGAGGTCTTATATATATCTCTATGAGGTATATATAATCCGTATCACCGGATTATAAGTATATTCCATGCGTTATAAGTATATAGTTTGCTTTATGGATATACCAATGTTGAACCAGCCTATGTCCTATTTTTTATATGTTTACACCGAGCCACATCGGCAGCGTATACCGAAATTGTTTGGTATACGCTAATCGGGAGGTTATAAGTATATATTAGAGTAATAGTTAAGAAAGGATAAACAATGGAAACACAATACAATGAAGATGAGCTAGTGATACTGAAAACAATTTGTGCACGATTGGCAGTAAAGAAAATCGAGAGACCTATACCAACAGCTCTCCTCGATAAGTTAATTGACTACCATATGAGTTATATGAGTAGCAGCGACGAGTTCGAGATGATTCAAGATATCTACTGTGATGGTGAAGGTCATGGTATCGAAGAGACAACCGAGACTTGGAATTGGTTACAACAATTGATGACTAATATGCTCTGGAACTATTTTAATGCATTACAGGCACCATCACTTACAGTACAGAATGACCAAGAGCTCGATGACGAAGGAACTATCGATGAGGCTATCGAAATGATTACCGAAACGATTGACGATGTTGTAGACCGTAAGATGCCTGCCGAACTATGGTGGGTACCAGTAGAGAATATTATTGCGCGCATAGTTCAGAAGTTCGGAAAGGATACTTTAGTAAGAGCATTACGTGTATCGATGGCAGATGCTGATAATGGATGGGCCGATGACGAGATCGATTGGCTCGAGACTACATTACAAGAAGAGCTTACGCCATCTGCTAAGAAGAACAAACAAGGTGGATCAGATATAGCGGGGATATGATTATGGATGCAAAAACATTGATACGATGCAAGACAGCCAAAAAAATTATTGCTGAGATGATCAAAACGAATCTAGCAACTCGCGCACAATGGCTAGATCAGCAACTTGAGAATCCGCATCACTTCTATTTGGATTCGATAATATGCTTAAAGAAAGAGAATACACGACTACGGTTAGCCCGTCGCGAGATATTCGCACTCTGTAAAGCATATCGGCTAGCTCAACGCGAAATTGAAGAGTATCATGAATACAGAGAAAGGACTTAAGATGAGCGATTGTATTGTTGATGACGATAACTGGGAAGGTTGTGGTTGTGGAAGACAACGTAGACCAAGACATATAGACTACGAAGGTATGAAGCCAGAACAGCTTACGGATATCGTCTTCGATCTACTTATCGCACCGCCGTCATATCGAACAGTACTTGATGCGAGGTATGGAGTACGAAGGGATTTTTAATTTTAAATTTACCTATCGTATAGACCTCTATATAATATATTTTTAGAGAAAGGAACAATAATGTGTATCAGACCAAACGAAGTTAAACAACTGTGCATCGAGTTAGTTAAACTTCTTGAAGACGCACAAACAGTGACAAAGTCCTTCGAAGAAGGTCTTGACCTAAGCGACGAATATGTGTTGTTGCAATACGAACGCGTAGGCAAACAATTATTAACATTGCATAATGCAATTACGGGAGGTATTGCATTTGAATGGATTGAAGGAGGACTTAAGTACGTAGTTGATCAAACGGCAGTTAATCATTCGTTTAATATATAAAGGAGCGATAATGAAATGGCGTTGAAGACAAGTTGGTACGAAACTTATGCAAGCGCAATACAATACGATACTCATCTTATTATTATATGGAGGAAAGTAGTTGCCCTGTATGGTTGGGACGAGCTAGAGTATCTAGCATCTTACGCTGATAATAGGCCCCCTGTGCTTACAGCGTTGACGTTAATGAGCAGACATGTTAGAGTTAGAGATAGAGAGAAAGGAATAGAAGGAATGGCAAGATGGAATCCAAAGCCGTGCGTATGCTTTCAGAGAGATGGGTTCGGAATGATAATGGTGATAGGTAAAGAAGTTGTGCAGTTCGATAGTTCGCATCGTTTGATAAGTCGAACAGTTAAGACAACCTATTACGAAGCATTGCAAGAGGTACTATTGATGGTTGGTGCTTCGCAATACTTTCCACTGTTAGGTGAAGCAGCGATGGCAGCAAATGGTCAAGGTGTAAGTAAAGTTGATATGGGTATAGCAGGCTCAGGTGTTGAGGAGAGCGAAGATGAATAGTTCGGATGTCTTTGATTGTGTAAGTTTTAAACCGCTTGCGAAAGTAAGTCGGGTAATCAATGTTAGCGAATCAATGGAGGCTACGGCAGCTAGGTCAAAGTTGCGGAAGTACTATGCGCCGAATAACGAAGAGAATCAAGCACGTGGAATAATTGCAAAGACTAAGTGCACGCGCATAACAGATGATGGAGTACGATGTCATGGTGAAATGGTGATGCGTCGGAGTTCGAATTATCCATTAGCGCAATCGGAGATGAAGTATATCGTATACTGTAAGGATTGCGGTAATTGGTATGAGACCGAAAGTGTTCCAAGTGTAATAGCGGTAAGTGAAACAGTCTCAATGATGAAAGGATCTAACTAGTGGCAAAGAGTTATCAACATTATCATAAGCAACCGAAGAATATCAAGCAGTTACTTGAGAAGATGTCTCCCGCAGAGAGAGAGATCTATGAGTTGAAGAATCAAATCGATGCGTTGAAAGCATTGCCCGTAGACTTTCGCGATATACCCGAAGGTTCGACAATGTGGGATACGTACTATAGGTATCGACCAGAGAAACGTTTAGAGATGACTCGATACAAACGAGGCGTATGGTTACACATACAAGAGCTGAGCGAAGCTGAGATAACTTATTTCGGCGAACAGTTTTCATCGTACGTCGCATTATTTAACGAAGCGTTCGTTGATTCTAACATAGACTTTGTTGCAAGAGAATTCAATTGGGGCTGGGAATATCTTCAGCACTATATTGACTGTTGTATAGCATTGTATGTGAGACAAGAGCGTTTCGCATTACAAGCAGCGAAGAGAGAAAGTTGGGACGAATGGGATCTGAAAGAGAAGCCAGAACTATTCGAAGTACCGATGATTAAGGGCTTATACATTAAGGGACCAGATTCGAGAATGCAATGTGATACGTTTAATCAACTTGCGACTATCGTAAGGTTACCGATACGATTCAAACGTGAGTATACAGATGAAAAGGGTCGAGCAATTGGCGTAACGTATTAAGGAGTGTGATATGTTGAACAATACATTACCCGCAACTGTAACTAGAACGGCTGCTAGTTCTATTAAGAGGACGCGGGCATTACAACAGAAAGGATTCGGGGATTATATAAGTGTACAAACAGTTATTAACAACCGACCAAAGAACCGATGCCCGAAAGGGCGTCAGGTAAGAGTATCCCTCTTACCACTACAGTTGAACGGAAGGAGTCTACAACGTGAGTAATTCTATTACTACGCATGTAACATATTGCCGTATACCAGTTCCAATAGCCAAAATGGCGAGTGACTACTTACAAGCAATGTTAGAGATTACAATTGAATGCAAGGGACGCGAGGATATGCAAGATGTAATTAACATTTTGAATGACTCGATAAAGTATTCGGTTACACCTGATGCAAAGAGCTCCGTTCAACAGAAACAAGAGGAAGCACGCAGGAAGCGAGCAGCCATAGCTGCAGCCAATACAAAACCTTTCGATCCGAAGGAATATGCTATATTAAATAGCACTCCAGGTATAGATCGTAGGGGTGAATCGTCACCTAAGAAGGGACGAGCAGCTGGACTTTAAGCCCCCTGTGCTTCTAACGGGACCCCAATTTATCTACGCGAGTAGGTAAGTTGCGGGTCCCTTTTTTTGGCTACTTTTCTTTTTGCGTTGGGAGTGCATGTTTAAAAAATTTTGGTTAGAACTATTTGTAAAGACACGTTAAATATTAAATTATAGAATTCTTTTGGGAGTGATCCAAATGGCAATGCCAGTTTTACAATATGTCGGACAACTGATTGCTCAAGCTTGTACGAATGAAGAGATAGTTGCAACCCTCCACCGTGAGGGTTATTGCATGTCTCCAGATGATGCAACCGCGCTATTGAAAAACTTTTATGATAATTGGAAGAATCTCGATAAGACGCTTGATCTATCGGAAGATGATTACCATCGTTGGCATGCCCATTTAAGATTGCAATTATTAAAGAGATGTATTGCAGATCCATCTACTCCATCAACAGCTTGTGCATTACGTATATTGGATTCGATGGCCGCAATGCAAGGTCTGTTGAAGAAAGAAGAGTTCAAAAACATCTTACCTCTTAAGATTGAATTTGTACCTGCTGGATCGGTTCCACAGGTTGAAGATACGGATACGGATGATAATGACAACATTGACAATGACGAGGTATAAATGCCGCCTACTGAGGAAGATCGGACTGTTACTAGATTAGATACAAGGATTGATCGTGTGGAAATAACTGTCCAAGAACAGAAGAAGCAAACTGATGAGGCAATAGCTAATTTAGCAACGCAAGTAACAATACTTGTTACGACATTGCAGCAATGGCCGCACTATACTCAACCTTGCGAAACAATGAAAGAACATTTAAAAGAACATAACGATTGGCGTAAGTCAATTGTACAATGGATCGGTGGTATTGTTGCCGCTCTCATTATAGCGTATGTTAGCTTTATGTCAGGCGAGTATATTCGAATGAAGAATCTCGAGTCCGTTAAGGCAATGAACGAAGCACAAATGGGTGTGCAAACGCATACGCAAACACAAACAGAAACGATTAAGACGTCAAATTAAATAAGGAGTCTCAAATGGAAAGTATACTCGGTTGTGAAGATATTTGCTATGTAGCTCGGACGATTTATCAGCTGCCGTTTACTCTTGCAACACAAGAACTTATTGCAGCAGTTGCGGGCAAACAGATCCAAGTAGTTGGTTTACAGTTATCATCAGATGCAGCTGCGAGAGCAGTCTTTACCAACGGTACGGAACAGATTATGGGTTATTGCCTAGCTGCCAATGGTGGATTAATACGTAGTGTTTCGAGCGGTATCGTACTTTTTGCAACGGATGCCGGTAAGGCATTGAATTTAACTATTACAGGCGCAATTACAAACGGTTACGGTTACTTACAATATATCGTTAAGTAAGAGTAGTTTGGTATGAGAAGTCTTTTTATTGTACTGGTTGTGACTGGTTTATGTTTCGGTTCGCTTCGTGCGGACTTGAATGGCGACAGGCGTGTGGACTTTCAGGACTTTTCAATATTAGCTTCGGAATGGATGTGTGATATGGGTGATTATGCGTTAAAATTCAATGGTATTGACCAGTATGCGGTGGTTCCACATGCGGCATCATTAAATGTGGGCACCGGTAATTTTAGTATCAGCTTTCGGGCTAAGTTACCCGCATCTTCAACGGCAGTAGATTATATTTTAGCCAAAAGGGAAGCCGCTGGTGGTATTGGATGGAGTATATATTACACGGCACTAACCAGAACTTTTGGAATGTCAATAGTCGACACAGACTATCATCAAAGAGTTATTTCTAAAGCCGCAACAACCGCCGATGTATGGCACTCTGTTATATTTACAGTGGATAGAGATGGTTCTGGTTATTGTTATATTGATGGTATTAAGGGTTCTCCGACACTTGAGATGTCTATCGCTGATAAGTCTTTGGATAGGCCAGAAGACTTAATTATCGGAGTTGAACCGTCTGCCCGAAGTGCTTGGCTAACTGGTGGCATTGATGACATACGTATATACAAGGATTATGGTGCTGTAAGTGGGGAGCTAACACAAGTAGAAGTGGACGAAATTGTCAACGGAGGAGCAGGCAGAAAATACGCCGCCTTAGCGACTGGTAAGGTTGCAAGCTGGGCATCGGATTGTGATTTGGGTGTAGACGTTAACACGCTCTACGATGCGGTAGGCACTGTTCACGGAACATTAACGGGAAATATCGATAATAATATGTGGGAAGTTGGTGGAACGCCGTTTGCGTTAAATAGTTCGTTCGATTTTGAAGGATGGGATTAGTATGAGTAGTTTTACTTCAGAACTTCAGTATTCCGTACTTGACCATGACCAGTTCCAAAGGGACATCAGGGCCGGTATCCGTATAGATTCAAGGCTATACGATGGTAAGCACTGGCGTTTAGATGAAGAATACGACTATGAAATAGGCGAAAAAGGTAGCGGAATATTCATTCATATTCCTAAAGGCTTTATTACAGATATGGCTTCTGTGCCAAGAATATTTTGGGCTATATATCCGCCTTTTGGTCTGTATGGAAAAGCTGCTATACTGCACGATTACTTGTATAGTGTTTGTGGAACTAATTACGCGTTAGGCAAAACATATACGCGTAAACAGTGTGACCTTATTTTCAAAGAGGCAATGCTAGTACTGAATTGCAGTTGGCATTGCCGAGGTGTTATTTATAGCGGAGTACGTTTAGGTGGCTGGGTCACTTGGGCGAAGTATAAAAGAAAGTTAGGAGAGAAATAAAATGCCTTTAGAAATGCAAACAACATTACCGGTTCCAAACAGTATTTATTTTCCGCAGATACTTATTCAGACAGGAATACAGAATGGTGACTTGGTTAGCTCTTGTCAGTTGACGCTTACTGCGGCAATAGTAGACGCAAATGGCAAGTGGACTTCAACAGGCCATAGCAAAACTGTTTATCTTGCTGATATGTTGAATCTTGAAGCCGATTTAACAGAACTGGCTCCATTAGTAGGTCAGATTTATGGTGGCATTATTACTTTGGTTGACCAACTTAATGTTATTAGGAAGATACTATAATGGCTGTTAATCAAGCAGTGGCATCAGGTGATTGGCATACTGCGGCTAAGTGGAGTTCAGGCTGGGTTCCTATTGCCACCGATACCGTATATTTAGCTGGCAAAGCTATGACGCTTGCCGTAGATAATACAACGGCAGAAGCTCTTGCAATATACCCCGGAACTGCCGCAAATGCGATTGGAACGGGCTATATATCTTGCACAGGCATTGGTTGCACTTTGACAGCTCCAACTATACAAGCGGGAACTTCCGCTATATTGCGTCTTTCTGGAGCTTGTAGCAATTTCACGCTTAATTGCGAGACTTTACTTAAAGCAGGAGGTGCTGGAGGTAATGCGGTAACGATAACTACAGGCGGCCGTGGTCTAATTACTCTTAATGTTGCTCAAGTTGTTGGAAGTCCAACGGCTGCCACAGCAGCAATATCCAACTCAGGTCAGAATGTTGTTGTCAACCTAACTGGTGTGAAAAAATTGACAGCTACATATACTAACGGGTTCGCTATTCTAAATTCTGGGTGTCTGACTATCAATGGAACGCCTGATTTTACTGGTTCAACAAAAACTGTTATTAGCAACACTGTAGCTATGACCGTTATAGGTAACATCATACACAATATCGCTCTATCAATATCATTAATTGCATCTTCCAATGTATCCGGTTTGCACATCAAAGGTAATGTGCAAGGAGGTACTGTTTCTAATGCAATAGCTATTAGTTGCTCTTTAGCTGGGGCAACAATATCTGTTTGTGGTGATGTAACAGGTGGCTCTAATACCACAGCACACGGAATAGCTATCCAAAACCCTACGGTAGGCAGTTATCACGTAGGAAATTCTTACGACATCTCTGGAGGAGCAACAGCGTGGTATCTTGGAACACCAAGTGCCCCTCCTATAACAGATTTTGTTATGCCTATTAAAGACGGTAATTGGTCAGACACTTTAACTTGGTCAAGTGGTGCTGTTCCGACATCTGCAACTAAAGTTCTATTGACTGGTTTTGTAGTTACAGTAACCGAAAATGCTGTCGTAGATACTGTGATTCTTTTTAGTGTAGGAGTATTGAACTTTTTAGGTGATGCTTCAATTACACTTACTGCCACACAGAGCGTACAATCCTATCATCGTGCGGCCTCAATCATTACATCAGGAAGTAATGTTAATGCCATAGCCACTCTAATTGCTCCTTCTGTTATAAATTTAAATAGTACTACACCAATATTGCACGCTTCAGTATGCCAATTAGTTTTAGGCTCAGCAGAGAATCTCTGCCATTTAACAGCGTCAAATGGAAGTATACTAACTCAATCTGCTAATGCGGGCAAAACAACTGTTTATGGTAACGTGACAGGCGGTACTCAAATGATGATTTTTGCCATATTGCAAGTCAGTCCATTGTTAGAGGTCTATGGCAATGTAACTGGCGGTAACGGAGCAATGGCTTATGGCATTTCAGCTAGCAGTGGTGCGGATATTAGTATATTGGTTGTTGGAAATATTATAGGTGGTACTACGGCAACTGGTGTCAGAATTGGTGCAAATTTTCTTGAAGTTAGAGGTAGTGTAACAGGTGGCAGTGGGCCCGGTGCATTTGGAGTTGACTTTAGCAACGGTACAGGAACTTTCACTCAGCGAAATGGAAATCTTTCTGGTGGTGCGTCAGGTGGTACACCAGCAATAAGTGCAGATTTCGTAAGCAGTATACTTTTGGAAAATGTGAATTTTATATATTCAGCATCAAGTCATCCTTATTCGGGTAAACTTCCAACTCTTCAAAATACAAGTGCTAATTATATACAGTTTGGTAACACAAGATTTCCATTCCAGTTACCGGCAGAAAAAGTTCTCAAAGGAACAGACCACGGTAGTAATGTAGTAGGCTCTTTAGCTCCTCATAGAGCAATAAACAATCAATCAATTATTAAGGCGGTAGCATAATGAAGCTGACCTCGAGGTATTTTAAACAATTTATCATCAGCAACCCTACTACAGGTGTGCCAGAAGATGCAACATCGGCTGTGGTTGCTGTTTATAAAAACAATGAAGTGGTATCTGACGCCACCTTTGACACTACTGTTGCGTCATTAGGTGGTGGTTTGTATAGTGTGAGTTCGACAAACTCTTTTGGAACAAATGCAGTCTTTGCGGAGGGAGATAAAGTTGAGATTATCGTAACCGCAGTCATCTCAACTGCAACTTACTCCGCTGTCATTGATAGCTTTGAAATTGACAGTGACAAGACAGGTTATAAATTAGCGGTAGATGGTCTTGATGCTATTCCAATGACACCTCCGACAGGTGTTGCAACTAATTTTAGGGAGATGCTCGTTCAAGTATGGAGACGATTCTTTAAGAAAGTTGTTAAGAATGATACACTATTAACGATTGAAACATATGACGATGCCAATCCGCAAGTTGTAATAACCACACAGACGATTAGCGATGTCTCAAATGTACAGACTGTTAGTGATGCGAGTACGCCGGTATGAACATCGACATTTTAACGTTGCAAGAACTTGCCGTACCGTTTATTTTCGATGCTGAACGTATCATAGAAGGTTTATATAAATTTACGGTTTCAAATAGGCCGCGACTGGCACAATCAGTAAGTGATAGTGCACTAGTATTAGGTGGAACAATCGATTCATATTCAACGCCCTTTCAATTTCGGGTATATGTAAAAACAGAGGCCATAAATGGATAAGTATTGGTATATTGGTAGCGATAATTTAATTGCGATCGAAGATTTGACAGATGCGTTAACGGATGCGGAAATCAACGATGCCGAGATTGTGGGTAATGTCGTAAAGACAGATACACCGGCTACGTCATTAGGTACGATAGCGTTTTCGGCGGTTGGTTCTGGTGGTTGTTATAACGGTACACTATCAAATACGGTGTCCGCGGCGTTTACGGCTGGTGCAATCTACACGGTAACCGTAACAATCACAAAGAACACGTTGAAATCTATATTTAAGATGACGAGGACGGCTGCGTATTTAAGTGCGTAGTATAAGTTATGGCTGTAGTGTTCGAATATCTTCCGAAGCAAAAAGAATTCATGACGAATGTCGATGAAGTATCTTTTGCCGCATATATTGGTGGGTTTGGTTCTGGTAAGACTCACGTGCTGTGTTTACAAAGCCTACGAGAAGCGTCTATACCTTCACGAGGACTTATTGGTGCTTCGACATATCGAATGTTGGAAGACACGACACAGCGGAAGTTCTTCGAGCTATGCCCGCCAAGTTGGATTGAAAGTTGGCGTAAATCAAATGATACGTTAACGTTAAGAAACGGTTCGGAGATAATCTTTCGAAACCTCGAATCTCCAGGTCGATTAGCTTCGTTAGAGCTCGACTGGTTTGGTCTTGATGAGATTGGAGAAGTCAAACAAGATATCTTTCGAATGCTCCAGGGCCGTTTGCGTAAAAAGGGTGGCCGACATCGAGGATTCGGTGTCGGCAATCCTGCTGGACCTGCTCATTGGACATATGAATACTTTGTAATACTCGCAGAGAAGTATCCGAACAAGTATCGTTTAACGCAAGCACCGTCAAATGAAAATACATTCTTGCCGGAAGACTATATTACGGACATGACGGTATCGTTTGATCCGGAGAGTGCTTACTTTAAACGATATGTGTTAGGTCAGTTTTGCGCCTTTGAAGGTGCGTACTGGGAAAACTTTAAAGCAACCTATTATCCACAAGGACATATATTACCTTACGAGAACTTCTTATCAATCTTCGATGTTAACGAGCGTCATTCCTTATCTTGGGGTAAGGTTATTGACTTCGGATATGAAAATCCATTCGCGTGCTTATGGTACGTACATAATGGTAGGAAGATCGTATTCTATGATGAGTATTATCAAAGACGAAAGACGGTAAAGGAGCACTGCATTGCGATACGAAATCAAGAAGCTGAGCATCAACGCAAATTTCGCTCACCTTTATTACCTTGGGCGTATACGGATCACGACGCTCAATGTCGTGGTGAGATTCAAAACTGTCACGATGATGCAAATCAGTTTATTGGCTTCGATTGCCGTCCAGCAGATAAGCAAGTATTAGAAGGTATCTTATTAGTACAGGCTCTATTTGGCCAAACCGCCTTATTTATTTCCGATAAGTGTGAACGAACGAGAAGAGAAGTATCGTCGTATAGAAGTAAAGCTAAGTCGTCAAAAGAAGAACCATTAAAAGAAGACGATCATACGTGTGATGCGATGAGAATGGCTTGCCAAATGGAAATGAGCCATATGCTTCCGTACAAGAGATGGCAGGATTTAGGATATCAATTAGCTCATACAGATTTACAAGAAGTCGAAAAACGAAAACAGTTAGTTACGCACAGTCCGTTCGCGGGAGTAAGCAAACAACTCGACCGTGAATTAGGTATTGATACAGGAAATAATAATTCAGGAGGTATCGCATGGCCAGTGAGCGTCCATTAAACTTTAATGCTCAGAACTTAAGACCGCTACAACGGATACTCGCAGACCCGATGGAGCCAATTGAAGCTCCGATAGCTGCATCAACATCCAATCCAAACGATGCGATTGGCCAATATTCAGATATACGCGCAAAATTTTTAACGTATAGTGCGAATAGCCAAAATGGCTCCAAGATGATGACACCAATTGCTGGGCAAGGTGTATATCAAGTTATCCAGAATGCTCTTTCACAGCGAGTGAGTGGTTTCGATAAGTTCTTTAGCGTACTGGTCCAAGGTATTATCGATGATCCGGATTACGCACTCCGTAAGGATCCTCTGATATATGGTCGTATGGCTAGAGATCCTCAGATCTACTATACGATGATGGTACGTAAGGCTGCATCCGCTGGATTACCGTGGATTATTAAACCACCAACAGCATATGAGAAAGATGCCAAGGCAATTAACATCGCATCTGAAGCTGAAAGACGTATTCGTCGCCTGCCAAGGTTTACAGAGCTGCTAGATAATATTCTAGAAGCACTTCTTCCAGGTTTAAGTGTCAATGAACTCATTTGGACCTTCGATGAACAAGCTGGTTATATTATCAAAGATCACTGTCCGGTTAATAAAGACCGTATTAAGTTTGATAAGGATGGTAATCCACGCTTACTATGTCCGGCAAATGTAAATCAAGGTATTGCATTACCGCCATATAAGTTTATTACGCATACATTTAATGTTTCAGACGGCTCGTGGAAAGAACCAACAGATGCCGGATATATTTATTATGGTAAAGGATTAGCAGACACACCTCTTTACCACTATTTTTACTTTAAGACTCTCGCACTTAAGTTTTATTTGCAATCACTCGAACGAGGTGGTTCACCCGCGAAGATTTTATACACGGGTGCACAACATGCTTCGTTGGCTAATAAGCTTCACGAGATAATGCTCGCACTTAAGAATGATAGTGTAGTTACGATTCCCGGTAAAAAAGGTGAGGTATCTGTTGACGTCGTTAGACAAGTGAATAATCCGGCTCTCTTTTTACAGCTTATCGAATATATCGATAGAGCAATTACAAGATGTATATTAGGTCAAGAGTTAATGACCGAAATGCCTTCAGGTGCAAGAGGATCGTATGCAGCAGCTCAGGTTCATCAAAGTGTATTCGCTTGGGTAGTTGAAACGGATAAGAATCTTCTTAAGCAAACACTTAATGATACACTGATGGCGTTCGATGCGCAATTGAACACACCGGATGTTCCAAAAGAGATGCGACCTATCTTCGATTTCAAGCAAGGTGCACTCGAAGATCCAACAATCTTCTTGAACACGGTACAAACCGCAGTTAATTTAGGTCTCCAAGTTAGTGAAGCGCAAGTTCGAGAAACGATTGGATTACGTGAACCACAAGAAGGTGAAGGTGTTATCAATATGCAATCGATTAGCGAACTGCAGCAAGCATCTCAGCCGCAGATGGATCCAAATATCGATCCAAATACGGGTCAACCAATCCAGCAGAATGATCCAGCTAAAGGTAGCAAACCAAAACCAACTGACAAACCAAAATCAAAACCAAATGACAAAGCTAAGCCAAGTCAGAAACAAGTCGTTGCAAAACCAACGATGAAAGATAAATCAAAGAAACGTTAATAAGGAGGCAAAGATGCTTCACGTCAAAACAAACAAACCTAAGTTATTCGCCCAACACTATGAGGACACCGGTATGAAACCGGTAGAATCCAGTAATTCTACCAGTGGCAATCCAATTTCTACAATCGTAAGTGATGAAGTAAAGATTGCGCGAACTAATGGCGGTAAAATGAAAGAAATTCGTTGTCCAAACTGCAACGAGATGTTCTATCGCGAGCCAGTTGACGTAATTGGTAACTTCAGATGTCCAAACTGTGCTGCAGTCCTTAAAGTTAATAAGGGTTACGGTAGCGATCCGGATAAAGTTATTATCGCCGATTGGACAAAGGCATATGCATTCAACGAAGATAAGGATCGCTTTGATCCGAAGCTCGATGTACCGGCGTCAAAACAGATTAAAGAGTTAAAAGCGGCTGCCGATAAAATCGCCGGGACTAAGAAACCTGTTGCGGCCAAACTCCCGTCGCTTGCTCCAGGTGTCGCAAAGGCTCACAAGGAATATAATACACTTTGGGAGAAGAATCGCAATCTTGCGGACGAACTTAGCATCCGTAAGAAATTGCGCGTCGAAAAACAACACGCTGCGAAATTGCATGCTCAGACACCTGCCGGTAAGCGTATGCGGAAGATGAAATGGATGGGCGGTATTGGTACGGTCTTGGGCGGGCTCGAGATAGCTCGTGAATGGCATAACAAGAATGAAGCCGATAAGAAACGTAAGCACTTTGCGGACGGACAGCCCCCTGTGCTTTATGCGCGTCCATTTAAAAATCGTTTGCATACGCAACCACCAAAACCGAGATATTTCCATCCGGACATGATTAAACCTAAATTTAACGCGCGTTTGTTGGCAGAAGATGTTAAAGCTGCTGGTACAAGTCATTTAAAGAATTTCTTGCGCGCAGTACCGCGGAAATCGCTTGAAGGTTTACGTGCGGTTGGTATGACATCTGCAAGAGCAGCTGGTTTTGCGACAACTGGATTAATCGCCGCGCATTTACTCGGTAAGATTAACAAGATTGATCCGGCATATCGCCCGCAAGTACGTCCAGATGTTGAAAGTAGTTTTGGTCATGGCTATTCGAACGATGAGCAGTCGATCGGAATGGTGGCAATGCAAGCTGAGAAGTTCGAGACCAAAGAACTCTATGATTTCGCAACTTCGTTGAAAGCGAATTTAGCATCTGGTGCGACGAAAGTTGGCCAATTTGCCGGACGTAATATGCTATCCTTCTATTTAGGCCTTATTGCAGCTGAATTACTTTCGCGCGGCTTTACACAACCGAAACAGAAGGTTACGATTACCGGAGTAGATCCGAACGACGTAAAAGATAATGTCGCGGCACAAGTATTGCGTCAACAGTATGCAATGAAACAAATGACATCTACAGAAGCGCGGAATTTGATGGGACCTTTCAGACCGAAAAAAGGCATCGCAATTTCACCGAAAGCAACTAAAGCAGAACGTTCAGTAGCGAAAGGACGTACACGCAAAGGTCGTAAACCAGCACAATGGGCAACTAACGAAAAGAATCGACCAACAAACGCACCAAAGGCAGATCCAGATCGTATGCATGATCAAGCAGCCGATCAGTTTATCCAATCTGCT